ATGTCAATTGAAGATGAAATTTTAGCTAATCCAGTGTTACGAGAGATTCAAAATTCACTAGAATTACAGACTGCAAAAGGTTTAGCAAAATACGGTACAACGGTCAATCCGATGGATTACACAACAATTGAATGGATTGAGCACGCATTACAAGAGTCGATGGACAAAATTGTTTATTTGACAGTACTAAAACAGAAGTTGGAGGAAATGCAGAATGCGAGAGATTAAGTTTAGAATATGGTGCAAACAAAATGAATCAATGCAAAGAGTTTCAAAAATTGGATTTGACGAGGGTAAGTTATGGTACGTATTAGATGAGGACCACGAAACCCAACCGCCATATTTCGAGGATGATGATGATTGGGTGTTAATGCAATACACAGGCTTAAAGGACAAGAACGGCAAGGAGATTTATGAGGGTGATATTTTAAAAACTCCTTCAGTAAGTGGAAAAGGAGACATTATAACAACTATAGAGTGGAATGAATTTAGTTGGAAAGAGAAATTAATTTATTCACCTATTCACCAATTTTACGAGTATTTTGATTTCTCGGATGAAACTGGTGAAGATTCCGAAGTAATCGGCAATATTTACGAAAACCCCGAACTACTGGAGGAATCACAAAATGAATCTAAATAAATTTCAAGAGTTGTCAAAACGAACAATGCCATTACAAGGTGAGCCGAAAAACCATATTCATAAAGAACATGGCATAACTAATTATGCTTTAGGCTTGATTGGTGAGTGTGTCGAGGTATTGAGTGCTGCTAATGATCGTGAAGCAATTCTAAAGGAAATTGGTGATGTATCGCATTACGCATTTGGACTTTTAACCTTCCTAGGAGAAATATACGAACCACTTGCTAATTATACTGTGGAAGGCACAAAAGAAAGCATAATCAATAAAATCATTATCCTATCCGGTGAGATTTCAGAACAAGTAAAGAAATTCGTGTTTCATCGTCATGAATTAAATTCAAGTAAGATGATATTAGCATTAAAAATGTTAATTCAAAACTTGGTTGCATTAGCTGGATTTTACGATTCATCACTAGAACAAATTTGCAAAATGAACATTGATAAATTGAAATTGCGTTATCCAGATAAATTTAATGTTGAGGATAGTAAAAAGCGTGTTGATACGGTGCAGTAGAAAGATATTTTAATCTTGCTGGAAAGAGAAGTGATTTAATTGCCAACTGTTAAACGAGTTATTGAAGAATTACAGAAATTAAAAGAAGAATACGATAATTTGCGAGTGAACATTGCAGATGATTTCAATGACGATTGGATTGATAAAGCCTTAGTTAAAGTTGAAAAATTAAAAGAGTTACGGAAAGCGATTGAACAAATGGAGAACTTAAAAGTACAAGTATCAAACAATTAGTCATTATTACTGAAAAACAAACAAGGTAGGTGCTGCACATGCCTACGTTATTGCGTAGTAAAGCACAAAATGCCATTTATAAATTGTGGAGGGCATATGAGTAAATTATCAGCAGTACAAAATAAAACTATCGAAGAATATTGGTCAAGTTTAGATGAACTCAAAAAGCAGTTGCGCTATCGTGAATGGGAATTATTAAATGCACACCAAGAAACAGATACGAATATTGGTGGTGGCAAATCTAATCGTATTTCTGACACAACAGGTAATAAAGCTATTATTCTTGCAGAAGATAAAAACTATCAGCATTTAAAAAATGTTATTACAACACTAGAACAACTTTACAAAGAATTAGATCATGATCAAAAAACAATTGTGGACATGCGATATTTCGATAAACAAGAAGCATATGAATGGTCCCATGTAGCTGATAAATTATATATGTCAGTCCAACGGGTATTGCGTAAGAGAAATATGCTGATTGATGAAACTGCTAGAAGATTGGGGTGGGTGTGAGTGATTATATTAATCTCGTTATATCTGATAAGAATGGTAGCGACATATTTTATTTTACGTAAGATTTATATAAAAAGACCTCATATGGTAGGTGGTATTGATATTTTATTTTGTTCAATACCTTTTGTTGGAGTATTTATTTTAAGTACATTACTTCCATTTGTCTTTGATGTATCAACGAAATCTCGAATGTTGGATTTAATTTTCTTCGTAAAGAGATAGCGTAATTGTGCCATATAGCGAATTACGCAAAAATCTGTAGTAAATTGATATTGTGATAAGTTTTCAAAAGCGCACGGAAATGCGTTAAAAAATATTGCTTACAATAATAAACACGTTCGCTTGTACGTGTGTTGCTAAAAACAAGCATTCAACTTAATAAGACGATTGCGGAGTCGTCAACACTATGGAGAGGCTACTATATTGGTAGTCTCTTTTTATGAGAATAATGTATCTCCTATGTATGCAACAGCAAATAAAAACGCCAAAGCAATAATGATTGTTATAATAGGTACTATAATTTTGTTTCGAATAAATTGCATGATATCACTCCTATTAATTAGTTGAGTTTTTATTATGCATCAAATTTCTTATAATGACAATACATTCCATTTACTCTATCATTGTAGGTAGATGGGAGGTTTTTTTATGACAGATACAGAAGAAAAACTTATTCAAATTATTCAAGATATGTCTGAAGAAGAAGTTAAGGCTAAATTTACTGAATTAATGTGGAACTATTATAGAATTAAAAACAGTCCATATTCTGAAGAAGAATGTATGAATGATTATGTAAGTATGTATAAAACTACTATTTTAAGAAAACTAAAAGGTAAGTAATTTTACGATAGGTCACATCTAACAAGGTGTGGCTTTTTATTATCAAAATTATATTAGTGCTATCTATTTCCATTTCATTTACAATTGTAGGTGGATGGGAGGTGTAGAAAATATGGGTACTATAAGCTTTTTTGTCACTGGTCCTAATGAGACTTTGCAAGATAAAATCGATGAAATTGTAAAAGAGCACGAAAGACTTAACCCAAAACACAAGGTTGTTTTGAAAATCTTGGAGTCAACAACTGAAGGTTGTGCGTTTGGTACAACTCAACATGTGTACAGTTTAGATTTGATACATGTTGACGATTTGAAAGAAGAATAATACATAAAAGTCGCACTCACTACGAGTTGTGGCTTTTTATTATGCCTTGAGAGGTGGTGTACGAATGGCTAAATCATTGTTATGGATTTATGTAATATTGAACGTAGTTGTTAATATGATGGGAGTTTACCAAGGTTATGAACGTGATGTCTTCTCGATTACATCGGTGTGGATAGCCATTGCTGTTATTGCAGTATGTGAGTCAATTGAAAAGGTAAAGAGTAAATGAATTGTGGAGGGCAGAGAGAAAATGAAATATAAACATAAAGCTATATGTTTAGTGTGTGGTCATAACGATATGGTATTTCATGATAGCAAAGATGATTATCAAGAAGTACGTGTTTGTCCAAAATGTAACGGTGCGTATGTAGATATTTGGAAGAAACATAAATATTTAAACGATACAAATAATCAAATCGAAATTACAATGACCAACCCAAATGAACCACCAAAGATAATACTTAACGGCAAGAAGATTAAAGGAATCGTTAGTCTTGAATATAAATTTGATACACGCACTGATGAAACATATGGTCAACATAACTTTTCTGTTCAATATTGCGATAAGGATACTATGACCATTAGAACAGCTAAAGTGCAAACGATAATGGAGGGATGAACAATGGGAAGTGTTAGAGGAATCACTATTGAATTAGGATTCAATGACAAATCTAAATTAAAGCTACGAGCAATCGCAAAGCATGTTGGTGCGTTGGCGGATGAGTTAGATGCTATTGATAAAAAACAACCATGTGAAAGGTGTGGTTCTTATTATGGCTATGTGCAAAAATATTTTCATGGCGATGAGGTTGTTAGTCAACAATATCGATGTCATGAATGTTTAGCAGAGTATGAACTACCAACACGATTAGAAGGTACTGACTAACAACAATGCAAGAATACAAATCAATTGAACAAAAGCGTAAGTTCTATGACAGTAGTGACTGGAAACAAATGCGTGCTGAAGTAAGGAAACGAGACAACAAGGAATGCCAAGAATGTAAACGTAATGGTCTTGTTCAAATCGATGATGCAAACCAATTAAACAATGATGGCACACGAAAGAAGATTCAACTTGTAGTCCATCACATCAAAGAACTAGAAGACCATCCAGACTTAGCACTCGATATTAACAATCTTGAAACACTTTGTGTCGATTGCCACAATCGCATTCATGGTCGAGTGTTCAGTAAACCAAACAAATGGAGAGATGATGAGAAATGGTAATACCCCCGGGTCAAAAAGTTTGCGATTTTTTAAATCATGGGCACCGGGGAGGGGGTGTTCTGTCCAGATTTTTTTAATATAGCTATTTCCACGCGAGAGGGGGGAGGGGGTTAAATTATGGATTTAGAAAAATTGAAAGCACAGCTGATGAGTCGAATCGATACAGACGATTTACTCGAAGTGAAAAAAGTGGAGCGGTATATTGAACTGCTTAAACTTGATTCGCAATGTGATGAAGTCTTAGCGCGCGATGGCTCAACCGTCACTATTGAAAATGGAAAACAACGATTCGTTAAAAGTCATCCGGCCATGACTGATAAAACAAAAATAAACACGCAATTAATCGCTTTGGAGAAGTCATTTAACTTTGTCGATGAAGGATTGCCCCCTGCTGCATCAACTGTGGAAGGTAAAAGCAAAGAAGAATACTCGGAAGATGATTTAATTTGATTAGTAATAAGTATGTGGATGAATATATCCAACTTTATGAATCTGGACAAATCAAACTGAATAAAGAACGAATCATGTTGATTGAATATTTGCGAGAGCATGTATTAAGTCGAGATGATTTATATTTTGATGACGATATGATTGAAAAATGTATCCGATTCGGTGAGAAGTGGTATTTCCCTTTACAACCGTTTCAGAAATTTTTAATCGCATTCGTCTTTTTATTTTTCAAAAAGAATGACCGTGTGTTTTATCGAAAGCATTTATGGATGCTTGGTCGTGGTGGTGGTAAGAATGGTTTGATTTCAGTTGTTACCCATTTCTTGATTGGACCGCATCATGGTATTAGAGAATACAACGTTTCGATTGTAGCCAACAGTGAAGAACAAGCAAAAACATCCTTTGATGAAACCTACAATGTCATTGGACGGAACAGCATTTTAAAATCAATGTTTTATCGAACAAAAGAAAAGATTACAAGTAATAAAACTGATTCGATATTAAAGTTCCGTACTTCCAACGGTGAAACAAAAGATGGTTTACGTGATGGTGCTGTTGTATTTGATGAAATCCACCAATTTGAGAGCAATAAAGATGTTCGTGTTCATATTTCAGGGCTAGGTAAAAAGAAAAACCCACGCGAATTCTACATTGGTACAGATGGTTATGTACGCGATGGATTTTTAGATGGTCAAAAATCTAAGGCTCTTAAAGTATTAAAAGGTGAAGCACGGCCAAATGCATTGTTTCCCTTCATCTGCAAATTGGATGAGGAAAAAGAAGTTGATGATATTGAGAGCTGGGAAAAAGCAAATCCGATGCTTTGTCATCCACGAAGTGAATATGCTCAAGGGCTATTCGATACGATTTATGAAGAGTATGAGGATTTAGAAGATGATCCTACAAATCGTGAGGAGTTCATGACAAAGCGTATGAACTGTCCTGTGACCGATTTAGAGCGTTCTGTTGCTAAGTGGGAAGAAATACTAGCAACTAATAGAGAGATGCCTAATTTACACGGTAGAGAGGCTATAGGAGCCATTGACTTTGCAAGTATACGAGACTTCGCAGCATGTGGTTTGTTATTCCGTGAGAACAGTGATTACGTTTGGAAAACTCATTCTTATGCCAGAAAAGAGTTTGTTGATAAATACTACAGCTACAGCAAAAAACAAGATGCTGAAATGGCTGGCAAACGTAAATTTGCACCTATTAGAGAATGGGAAGAACAAGGTCTTTTATCAGTTGTGGAAGGCGAAACGATTGACCCAAATTTAGTTGTATCCTGGTTTGTTGAAATGCGAAATTATTACGACATCAAAAAAATAATCGGTGATAATTTCCGAATGGAAGTGTTAAAGCCTTTATTTGAAGCAGAAGGATTTGAAGTTGAGATTATTCGTAATCCGCGGGCCATCCACAGTTTATTAGCTCCACGAATCGAGCTTGCTTTTGCCAATCGTCAAATTATATTTGGGGACAATCCTCTAATGCGTTGGTACACAAACAATGTGCTAGTTGTTATCAAAAAAGATGGCAATAAAGAGTATCAAAAGAAAGAGCCTATACGTAGGAAAACAGATGGCTTCCAAGCATTTGTACATGCCATATATCGAGCTGATGAAGTAGCCGGAACGGATATAGGTAGCTCATTGGATGCACTTAACGCATTGAATTTCTAGAGAGGGGGTGAAAGCATGGGATGGTTACAGGATGTGCTCAATAAAAATAAAGAAATTGGCAAGATGTTTGATGAATTTGATTTCTTTGGTATTGAAACAAGCCAACGAGCTTATTTAAAAAAGATAGCTTTAGAAACCTGCATTAACTTTATTGGCAGGACTATTTCACAGTCCGATTTTCGGTTTTTGAAGGATGGCAAAAGACAATTAGATGATTGGCATTATCTTCTTAATATAAGACCTAATACAGATCAAAGTGCTTCAGACTTTTGGCAAGATTTCGTTTATAAATTGCTTCATGAAAATGAAGTGTTGGTTATTCTAACTGACAATAATGATTTATTAATAGCAGATAGCTTTGATCGAATAGAGTATGCAATTTATCCAGACATTTTTAAAAGCGTGACAGTAAAGGATTACACATTCCAACGATCTTTTAATATGGATGAGGTTATCCATATTAGTTACAACAATGAAAAGTTGACAAAGTTCATGAATGGCATGTTTGAAGATTATACAAATCTATTTAGCCGTATGATTGAAACCAATATGTTTGCAAATCAAATTCGCGCAACTGCCGAAATGGATTCCACTCAAAAACTTGATGATGAAAATTTAGGTAAATTGCAGAATTTCATTAACAAACTATTTGGTGCCTTTCGACAGAACGCTTTTGCGATTGTACCTAAGCTAAAAGGTTTTAACTATGAAGAAATTGTTGATGGTTCAAATGGTGGTAGGTCTGTTGAAGAATTATCAAAGGTTAAACGTGATCTGATTGATGACGTTGCTAACATTCTAGGCATTCCTACATCTTTAGTTCATGGAGATATGGCTGAATTTGAAACAGCTATTAAAGCATACATCAAATTTTGTATTGCTCCTTTAGTCAAAAAAATCGAAGATGAGCTCAATGCAAAGCTAATTGATAAAAAGGAATTCTTAAAAGGCTCCAGGATAGAAGTAAAGGGTGTCACAGAAACGAGTGTAATCGAAAACTCCGAAGCTGTAGACAAATTAGTTGCTTCAGGGGCATTTACTCGAAATGAGGTGCGTGAATTGTTTGGGGCTGAACGTTCTGATGATCCAGAGTTAGATAAATTTGTTATTACGAAGAACTATCAATCTACTGATGCAGTTGAAGGAGGTGAAAATGAATGAGAGGAATGACTAAAGAAGATTTCTTTAAAATGTTTAAGAATCAATCTTATGTTAATCAGTTAAAAGAAATCCCACAAAAATTTAATGCGGTTCATAATGAAGAAACAAATACTAGTGAAATCACTATCTATGGTGTAATCGGTTCTTCATGGTGGAATGATAGCTTTTCTGCTAGTGATATTGATCAGGCAATTAAAGATGCAGGTACCAATGACATTATTATCAACTTAAACAGTCCTGGTGGTGATGCGTTTGATGGTATTTCTATTTTTAATCGCTTGAAACGTCATCAAGGAAAGGTGACGATCCACGTTGATGGTTGGGCATGTTCGGCAGCGTCTGTAATTGCAATGGCAGCAGATGAATTAATTATGGAACTAGGCTCAATGTTTATGATTCATGAAGCCAGCAACATAATTTGGGGCACTAAAACTGCCATGCGAAAAGAAGCTGATGTACTTGAAGAATTAGAAGAAGGCATTATTGATATTTACATGACAAAAGCGAATGTAAGTAGAGAAGAAATTCGACAGAAGGTCGATGCTGAAACTTGGTTTAGTGCTAAAAAAGCAGTAGAAATTGGTTTTGCTACTAAAGCTGAAGGTACCGTAGAGGATCCTGTCGAGCCAACCAATTCAATTGAACAGAAACAACAAATCATGAATGAATTGAAAAATATTTTAAAACCAAATAATCAAACGCAAGAGCCTGTTCCTACTTCTGCCACATCATCAACTGTGGATAGCCAGAAGAAGCGAAAAAGGTTCTTTTAATTTACAAAAAAACGGAGGTAATCATAAATGGTTATTAAATTAAATGGAAAAATGGAAAATTACAAAGAAAAACTAAATGCATATATGACAGTTCGTGATGACGAAAATTCAACACAGAACCAAATCGACAATGCTTTTACTGATGCTATGAATGCATTGGCTGAAGATTTAACAGTTGAAATTAAAAATCAAGCTGTAAGTGAAGCAGCGAATAAAAGTTTAGACTCTCAAATTCTACTATCACGTGGAAATGATGTTTTAACATCAGAAGAAAAGAAATTCTTCAATGCAGTAGTTCAAGACGGTGGTTTTAAAGACGAAACAATCTTACCAGAAACAACTCAAGAACGTGTATTTCAAGATTTAACGAAAGCTCATCCTTTACTAGATGCAATTGGTATTCAAGATTTAGGCGCAGCAACTAAATTTATTTATTCTGATCCAACAAAGGCTTACGCATGGAAAGAACTATTTGGTGAAATCACTGGGCAAGTAAATACAGCGTTCCGTGAAGAAAAAATTACTCAATTAAAACTAACTGCTTTTGCAGCTATTCCAAATGATATGTTGGAACTGGGACCAGAATGGGTTGAGCGTTATGTTCGTGAATTATTAGTAGAATCATATTCAGTAGGCTTAGAGTATGGCTATGTAAATGGTCGTGGTTCAGCTCATAGTGAGCCGGTTGGATTAATGAAAAATGTTGATGCAAATACAGGTGCTGTAACTGACAAGACATCATCAGGCACATTAACATTTGCTCCATCACAATATGGTGAAACAGTTACAGGTGAGCTTTACAATGTTGTAAAAGCTTTATCTACAAATGAAAAAGGTGAATCACGAAAAGTAATGAACAAAATCGTGATGGTTGTAAATCCAGTCGATGCAATTGGTGTACAATTCCGAAACACAATTCAAACAGCTAATGGACAATGGGTAACTTCATTACCTTATAACATCCAAACTGTTGAGTCGGAAGAGGTTCCAGTAGGAAAAGCACTATTCTTTATCAAAGGAGAGTACATTGCTGCAGTAGCTGGTGGTTATAAACTTAAAAAATTCGACCAAACATTAGCTATTGAAGATGCGACTTTGTATACAATCAAACGTTTTGCAAACGGCCGTCCGCGTGATAACAAAACAGCTTTAGTATACGACTTGGATATTAAATTCACTGCTAGTGCACCAGAGACTCCTTAATTAAAGGGGTCTTAATTCTTTATGAGGAGGGATAGAATGGCACAACATAAAGTGGTTCGCCGTTTTAAGGAATTAAAACATGAAGGACATATTTATGAGGTTGGTGATAATTATCCTGTGGAGGGCAAGAAGGCGACTAAAGCACGACTTGAAGAATTATCGACCACAAAGAATAAATATCAAAAAATATTCATTGAGGAAGTCACAGAAACTCCTAAAGATAAGGAGTGATGAATGTGGATGTTATTACGCAAAAAATCATAGAAGAGTTCAAACTACGAATGCGTTTAGGTGATGATGAAGACGACAATTTGAAGCGCATATTAAAGGCATCTCACGATGATTTACAGCGCATTTGTGGTGACTATGATATTAACACTCATGAAGTCTTTAAAGAGCTTGTATTCGAGCGTTCTCGCTATGTTTACAATGATGCACTTGAATACTTCCACAACAATTTTCTAACGCAATTAAACAACCTTAACATTGCAAAAGCACTTGAAAGTAGTGAAGTCGATGAAACAGTTTAAATACAACGAAAACAATCACAGCGGTTTGTATCGTCATCGAATTTTAATACGAAAACGTACTTTGACTACAGATGAATTGCTACAAGAAATCGAAACGTTTGAGGACTACGGAAGCTATTGGGCCATGATTAAAACGCTAAAAGGTAGCGAAATAATGGATGCCGGAAGAGAGCAAACAAAAGTCGAGAAGCGTTATGTGTTAAAGTATGCAAAATCACTAGATGAATTTATTGATAGTGAGCATACGAGTTTTGAAGTGATCCAGAATGGTGTTGTGTACGATGTTAAAAGTGCGCTTAATGATGATGACATGAACATTACTGTCACAATTGTTGTAGAAGGGCGGTCATCAAATGGCAACAAATATAAATAACCTTGCTGCTGAAATTAATCGCACTTTAAGAAACTATGCTCATGGTGTTGGAGAAGATATAGAAAAGGTTGCTGAAAAAGTAGCTAAAGAAGGCGCACAACAACTTAAAGCACGTTCTCCAGTTGGAGTAAGACATCGTTATGCTAAAGGTTGGAAAGCTAAAAAGATAGGTAAACAATGGGTCGTCCACAATATTGAATATCAGCTTACTCATTTACTTGAAAAAGGCCATGCAAAAGTTAGTGGAGGTCGTGTTCCAGCAAAAGTGCATATAGCACCAGTTGAGGATGAAATGATTGATGAATTTGTTCAAGGAGTAGAGGAGGCGATACGAGGGTGACATTAACAGAACTTGCACGGAAATTAAAAGCACTTGGTTATCCTGTTACTTATTCACATTTTAAATCAGTACAAGCGCCTCCCTTCATCTGCTACTTAGTTGTGGACGGCGACACATTTAGTGCAGACAATACAGTTTTATCCAAAGTTACTTATGTAGATATAGAATTATATGTAGTAGATAAAGATTTGATTGCTGAGAAAAAAATAGAAGATATGCTAAAAGAAAATGAACTCCCTTGGTCTTATGATGAAATATTCATCAAAGATGAGGGAGTTTTTAAATGCACATATTCAATTACTTTAATTAATTAAAAGGAGCGATTAACACTATGAAAGAAAACAAATACCCAATGTTAATGCCACTAGATATTCAAATGTTTGGTGAAAATAAAGTACGTTTTGGCTTAAAGAATGTTCACTATGCGGTAGCTACAGAAGGAGCCGGTGGGAAATTAACATACGGAACACCAGAACGTTACCCTGGTGCAGTTTCATTAAGTCTGGAACCGCGAGGAGAAACATCGGAGTTTTATGCTGATGATCGTGTTTATTACGCAACAACGGTAAATAACGGATACGAAGGCACATATGAAGCTGCTGAACTACCTTTGAAGTTCCGTGTAGATGTAATCGGAGATCAATTAGATGAAACTACAGGTGTACTTACTGAAACGGCAAATTCAAAACCGAAAACAATTGCGTTAATGTTTGAGTTTGATGGTGATGTAAAAGCTACACGTCATGTATTATATAACGTTACTGTGAGTCGTCCTGGTACATCAGGTGAGACAAAAACAGAATCAACAGAGCCAACTACACAAGAATTATCATTCATTGCTGCACCAACTGTAGATGGTGTCGTTAAGCGTGCTACAACTGGCACAACAACACCTGAAGTTTATGATGCATGGTATACAAAAGTATTTGAACCGACAGTAGTACCAACACCTTAATAAATTGTGGAGGGCAAATAGATGGAAATTACATTAACGATAGATGATAAACAAGTGAAATTTAAATCAAATGGCGCTGTAACTAAACGCTATAAAATGCAGTTTCAGCGTGACTTTTTTACAGATATAACAAGTTTCGGACTTGCTATTGCAAATGAAGATATTAAGTCTAAAAATGATGGAATTTCAATGGAAATAATGCGTAAGATTGATTTTGATTTATTCCTAGATATTGCTTGGGTTTTTGCTAAAACAGCAGATAATACAATCCCAGACCCATTAACTTGGCTAGATGGATTTGACACATTTCCAATTATGGAGATTTTTCCAGATTTACAGGATCTAATCGCAAGTACAATTAGTTCTAAAAAAAAATAGATGATGAGGGTACGTCTTCAAGGGAACCAATATCCACAGAAACGTACCTTTATTTATGCAAAGAATGTGGGCTAGAACACGATGACTTAGAAACGATGACCATAGGTATGACACTTGATTATATTGAATCATACTTAGAAATGAAAAATCCAAATAAAAAGGAAAAGAAAACTGTTCGTAAAGCATCACAATCAGATTTCGATTCTTTCTAACACTTGTCTTTTGGACAGGTGTTTTTTATTTGTTCAAAAGGTAGGTGAAGTTGATGGCAAACGGCCGCATTAAAGGAATCACGATTGAATTAAATGGTGATACAACAGGGTTAACCGACGCCTTAAAGGATGTTAATAAAGAAAGCAGTAAAGTTACAAGTGAATTAAAAGAAGTAGAAAGAGCATTAAAATTTGATCCAAGTAACACGGAATTGATTGCACAAAAACAACAACTCTTAGCGGAACAAGTTCAAAATACAAGTCAGAAATTAGATGTATTAAAGCAAGCACAGCAACAAGTAGAACAACAATTTGCTAATGGTGATATTGGTGCTGAACAGTATCGAGCATTTCAACGTGAATTAGCAACAACAGAGGCATCACTTAGATCATTACAAGGCCAAATGGATTCAACAACTCAAAACTATGATAGTTTGAGAAATGCTAATAGAGATTTACAAACGTTTTTTGACGCTACAGGTACAACGGTAAATGATTTCTCAGATGTATTAGGTACTCGTTTAACAAATTCTATTCGTGAAGGTACAGCAAGCACAGATCAAATTAATAGAGCGTTGCAAATAATGGGTAGACATGCATTAGGTGCCGGTGCTGATATTGAAAGGATGCAAGACTCATTAAGAAATGTTAATGAATCTGGATTACAGGGTGTTAGAAATGAATTTGCTCAAATTGCAAATGCTGCTGATGACGCTGGAGATTCAGTAAATGGCTTCGGAGAGAAGCTTAAAGGAGTTGCCGCAGGATTAGTTGTAGGTGGTGGACTTGTTGTTGCAATCCAAGAAGCTTTAGATGTCGCGAGTTTGAATACCAATATTGAAATCTCAATGGGTATTAAAGGTGGAGATGCTGAAGCAGTAAGAAAAAGCATTAATGATGTAACGGCAGCAATTGGAGATGAAGAAGCTGCTTATGAAGGTGTCAGAAGACAAATGACTCTTAATAAAAACGCTTCTATGGAAACTAACCAGAAGATTATCGAAGGTGCTTCAATGATTAGTCGTGCCTATAAAGAGGTTGATTTCAAAGAGCTCATTCAAGAATCACATGAAATTGGTAAAGAGTTAAAAATATCTCAACAAGATGCATTAGGTTTAGTTAATCAATTGCTTAAGATTGGATTTCCTCCTGAACAATTGGACATTATCGCTGAATACGGAGCGCAACTTCAAAGAGCAGGATACAGTGCAGAAGAAGTACAAGCAATTATGGCTGCAGGCGTTGATACTGGAACTTGGAATATTGATAACCTTTTAGATGGTCTGAAAGAAGGTCGTATTAAAGCGGCTGAATTTGGTCAAGGCGTAGATAAGGCTACAAAAGAAGCAATTGCAGGCACTAATATCTCAGCGAAAGAGTTAGAAAAATGGGGGCAAGCAGTAGCCAAAGGCGGAGAACAAGGGAACAAAGCGTTTCAAGATATGACCAAAGAGTTAATGGCCATTGAGGATAAAACAAAACGCAATGAAATTGGTGTGAAACTATTTGGTACTATGTGGGAAGACCAAGGAGAGAACATTGCCGCAACTATTCTTAACATGAGTAACCATTTAAAAACTGCTAATGATATGCAAAAGCAACTTAATAGCGATACAGATAAATTAAAAGCTGATCCTGCTTATAGATTAGCTGAAGCGATGAACAGTATTAAGCAATCGTTAGCTCCTGTATTAGCAGATTTAGCAGAAATGGTCGCAACTACAACCGACTGGATAGCAGAGAACCCCAAAATTACGGCATCTCTTGTTGCTATCGCAGGTGTTATTGGAACACTAGTTGCCGCATTCGCTACATTAATGCCTGCCATAGGGTCACTAATAAGCATACTAGGTGGTGGCGCTACAGCCGCGGGATTATTTGGTGGGGCACTTACAATTTTAACAGGTCCAGTAGGTCTTACAATCGCTGCTATAGCAGGTTTTACAGCTGGTGTAGTTTTGTTATATAAAAAGTGGGATGAATTTAGAGAATTATCTCCAGCTATACAAGGAGCAATTGCTATGATTGCACCGGGAATTGTTGCTGTTACAGGTGCAATAAAGGCTGTTCAAGGAGCAATGAGTCCAGCTATAGAAAGTGTAGATTTGTTTGGAACAGGGGTTTCAGAAGCTACTCAAAAGGCCCTTGGTGCATTTATGAACTTATCTGAACAAGCTACAGTTTCACTTAATCAATTAGCATGGTCAGGCGCAATAGTAACGCAAGATATGGCAACAAACATTATAGGAATCTATAATCAAATGGGGCAACAAGTTCTTGCAGAAATGCAAAAAGATCATGCTGAACAACTCACTACTATGCAAAACCACTTTGCTAATTCAAAAGCTTTAACAGAGCAAGAAGAACAGCAAATTTTAACTAATATGCAAATGAAGCAAGCTGAAAAAGAGCAACAAATTAGTGAAGGTCAAGCACGAATTACCGAAATCTTAAATACTGCAAAAGAACAAAAACGAGCTATTACTGATGCAGAACAGCAAGAAATTAATCGAATTCAACAAACTATGACAACTAATGCAATTAGATATCTTACAGAAAACGAACAAGAACAAAAAGTAATATTAGAGAGGCTTAAAAATGATGCTTCAAATATAACTGCTGAACAAGCTGCTGAGGTTGTGCAAAATTCAAAAAAACAAAAAGATGAAGTTGTACAGGAAGCAGAGGATCAGTATAACAAAACACATGCAGAAATTACGAAACAACGAGATGAACTAGGTACTATTAGCGCTGAACAAGCTGATAAGTTAATTGCAGAAGCTGAAAGGCAACGCGAGGAAACAGTAAGGAATGCAGAAGATATGCACTCTAAAGTTGTTTCAGAAGCTAAAACACAAGCTGGAGAACATGTTGAACAGGTCAACTGGGAGACGGGTGAAATATTATCTAAATGGGAAGTATTTAAAAATGATGCAACAAAAAAATGGGATGAAATAAAAACTAACGCATCGAAAAAATGGAACGAAATAAAAACTGATACTATTTCGAAATGGGAAGAAATAAAAGCTTGGCCGGGTAAGAAAATAGAAGAAATGAAATCAGCAGTTGAAAAGAAAATGGTAGAAGTCAAAACTACGATTGAAAAAAAGTGGGATGACGCTAAAAAAGTCTTTAAAGCTGATAGTCTACTCCAAATAGGTAAGGACATCATCAACGGGCTAATAAAAGGTATCGGTGATAAATTCGGTGGCGTACAAACTAAAATTGAAGAATTAGCTAGTAAAATTCCTGATTGGGCTAAAAAGATATTAGACATTCATTCTCCGTCCCGTGTTATGGCTGAAGTAGGTATGTGGACAGGTGAAGGTCTAGCGCAAGGTATCGAATCTACTTATGGTCGTAATGAAAGCGCGATGAAAGAACTTGGACAACTACTAATTGATACAACAAAGTCTAACCAAGCTGAAGTAACTAAGATAGCAGATGAAGCTGAAAAAGAGCGGACTAAAATTCAACAAGATGCGGCTAAAAAGAAACTTGAAATTGAAAATAAATTAGGTGTAGATCTTAAAAAAGCAAACAACGCAATAAGCGCTAAGAAAAAAGGTGCTACAGCAAATGACAACATCAAGATTCAACAATTAAAAGAAAATGCGAATGCAAAACTTTTAAAGCTTGAACAAGATACACAAGAAAAATTAAAGAAGGTCAATGACAAAGCTTGGTCTGATATGGTCAAAAAAGAGGAACAAGCGTCTGGTGAGCGATTGAAGGTTCTTAAACAATACATTGCTGACAAAGATTCATCAAACGAACTTTCATTAGCTACTGAACAACACATTTTAGAACAGTCATTAAAGCTGTTTAAAGATGGAACAGCAGAGAAAATCGAAGTTCAAAAAATGTATAAAAAAGTGACAGAAAGTATCAACAAGGAAAAAGAGTCCATTGATAAAACTTACGTTGATAATGTTAAAAAATTAAATGATGATTATATCAAAGAAGAAGAACGATTAACTAAGGTTTATGAAGACGAATTTCAAAAACGAAGAAATGCGTACTATTCATTTGCAGGTTTATTCGATGAGGTTCAGAAACGAGATGTTACTGGTGCCACTCTTATTGCTGCTTTACAGTCGCAAGTTACGGCTTTTGAAGATTGGCAGAAGAATATAGCGAGTCTTGCTTCAAAGGGCATTAATGAAGGGCTACTGGCTGAACTACAAGCAATGGGTCCTAAAGCCGGTGCAGAGATAGCAGCATTAAATACTTTGACAGAGGAACAATTAGCCGAGTACACAGGACTGTGGAAGACAAAGAATGAACAAGCGCGGATACAAACTGAATCAGAGCTTACAGAACTTAAACAAAATACAGAAAAACAAATCAATGAGTTAAAAACAAAAACTGCCGAACAGTTACGTATTTATCAAAATGAGTGGCGTAACAGCATGATTGCATTAAAAGGAAATGTAAAAACGGAAATGGCTGAAATGCCTAACATTGGTGTTTATGCTGTCAGTGGTTTAATTGAAGGAATGATGTCTAAGCAAGGGGATTTGTTGAATGCTGCACAATCACTTGCTGCTATTGTTTCAAGTGCATTTGCGTCTGCATTAGATATTCATAGTCCATCACGTGTTATGCGTGGTTATGGTGTGAATATTGGTGAAGGGCTTGTATTGGGTATCAATGATATGGTTGGTAAAGTTGAAGGAGCTACTAGACGATTAGCTAAAGCTGTAACTGACAAATCAAATAGTCCATTACCAAACAATTCAGTGTCATCCACAACAACAAATAAAACAGAGAACAATACAGAAAACCATTACAACTTTACTGTAAATAGCCCTAAACCACTTGATCCATACGAAACATCTAGATTAAATAAAAATGCATTAAAGGAAATGGGATTACAGATTTAAAAGGGGGCTAGAACATGATTGAATCTTTCCAAAGTCGAGAAAGATTAATATTCGATAATCACCGAGGGCAGACATTCGAAATTTCAGTGTCTAGCCCTTTTTATTTAGACAAGGCAGACGGACTAGAAGCAATAGAAAATGAATTTTATAACGTAAAAAATTACAACGAAGATGGCACCAATATAAAGGGGTCTAGCGTAAGAGAAAGAAACATTGTGATTAATGGACGTATTCGATTAGATAAAGAAATTAATAGACAAAAAATTATTCGGTTCTTTAATCCAAAACATCACTTCACATTGAAATATGAGAATGGAGATGTAACTCGCTATATTGATTGTAAGGTAGAGAAATCACCAGTAGTTAGTAGGCATGTTATTCCTGAATTTATAATCTCGTTTTTATGTCCCAATCCTTGGTGGTACACAGAAGAACAAAAATATGAAATTGCTATGTGGGTAGCTGCCTTTGAATTCGAGCTTGAAATTGATGCGGAAGGAGACGGTATTGAAATGGGTTATCGTGAGCCGAATAACGTGGTTAATGTATTCAACGATAGCGATACAGCCTCTCCTTTACGTATTCAATTTAAAGCCATCGGAAGTGTAGTTGACCCTTATATTGAGTTAGTAGATACAGGTAGTGTTATCAAGATAGAGGCTACGTTAAAAGGTGGAGACGTGGTTACTGTTAATACAAAGCGTGGAGATGAATATGCCATTCTAGAAAGAAATGGAACACAAATAAACTATTTTAACTATCTTTCGCATGACTCTAATTTACAACTAAGTGTAGATGTTGGCGACAACTTGATTCGTTATGATGCTGCTGAATTTGTATCTAATTTAGAGGTGTCTATTTACTTCACACCTCAATTTGTGGGGGTGTAGCGATGCTTTATGTATGTAATGAGAAATTTGAACGTTTAGGGTACATTGGCAACTTCTCATATTTACTGTGGAGGAAAAAGTATGGTCCTGGTAGTGAGGCGGAAGTACATGTAGATGTAACACCTAAAAATATTGAGTTGTTGAAAAAGGGTAATATTATTTTCCGCCAAGATGATAATGAGGCTATGTATATTTATTATCGCCAATTTGATGACAGTAATGGTGTAGATCAGTTAGTTATTAAATGCTTCTCTCTTACACGATGGACAGACCGAAGAATCCTGTGGAAGCAATATGACTTTTACACAACTCCGGAGTTGATTATGAGGCAACTAATTAACGAAACGATGATTAGCCCTGCTGACCCAACTCGGAAAATTGCCCAGGTGCAACTTGCTACAGTAAAAAACATCGGCAAAGCCATTCAACAGCAAATATCCTATAAGCAAGTTTTTGAGGTGTGTGAAAATTTATGTACCACTCATGATATTGGGATGCGCTGTATATTCGATGGACGAACACTCAAATATGATTTTTACGAAGGGACAGACAGAACGATTAATCAAAGTTTGAATCCTCGTATTATCTTATCAAAGAATCGTAGTAACTTGCTTAAACGTACGTACGAGGACGCAGACAATGATTTAAAAACAACAGCTCTAATAGGCGGTGCTGGCGAAGGTACAGTGCGTAAGATGGCGAGTATCGGGGCATCTATTACAGGGTTAAATCGACGGGAAATATTTATTGATGCACGAGAGATTTCGGATACAAGAGATGGTGACGGCGAGCAGATACCGATTCCAGACGGTGAATACAACAATTTACTTGTAGCTAAAGGCAAAGAGAAGATTGCTGAATACACAGAGTTCATCGGCTTCGATTGCGAGCTAGATGTGACCAAAGAAAATACAAAATACAACGAAGATTTCTTCTTAGGTGATTTAGTCACGATTAAAGATGATGACTTAGGAATTTTAATGAATAGCCGTGTGATGCAAGCGGATGAAGTGTTTCAGGAAGATGGTAAATCAATCTATGTGACAGTTGGTAAATCAGTACCTACCCTTCCACAGGCTATAAAAAGGATGGTGAAGTAGTAATGATGAAATTTGGAATGTTTAACTCCATTAATGGAGATAGACGATATAAAGCAGAGGATTTTGCTCGGTACTTTGCGACGTTTATTGGTAATGGTATTTTCGTTAAGCCTTCCGATTGCTTACAAATTAAAGCAAATGGAGATTCAATGAGTGTAATTGTTCGCCCAGGTAAAGCATGGGTCAATGGTTATTATTTAATTAATGATGAGGATTATAATATACCTCTTTCTGTTGGAGATACAACACTTAACCGTATTGATCGTATTGTCATTCGATTAGATTTTATTCAAAGAAAGATGAGTGTGGAGGTCAAGAAAGGTGTGCTATCTGCTTCACCTGTTGCGCCAACTTTAAAACGTGATGCAGATGCTTATGAATTGGCTTTAGCTGATATTTATATTGCTAAAGGAGCATTAACAATTACACAAGCTTCTATTACAGATACACGATTAAATAATAGCCTTTGCGGTATGATGCATGCAGTTGTAAATCAAGTAGATACAACTACAATCTTTAATCAATATCAATCATGGTTTAATAGCTATAGTGTCACTAAGGCAAATGAATTTGCAGAATGGCAGACCAATGTAACAACCGCCTTAGAAGCTTGGATTGATGCACAAGAAAAAGATTTTATAGACTGGAGACGTGCGGAAGAAGCACTATTTCTTGCTTGGTTTGAAACTATAAAAGGTAAATTAAGTGAGGATGCAGCAGGAAATTTATATAACATGATTGAGGAACACAAAAATACCGCACTACCTCATAAGTTTTTAGATACAACAGATAACAAAAATTACAAATATGGATTTAAGACCAATCAAGCAAAGGATGGTCTTATTTTTGTTTATGAGGAGGTTTTATAATGCCAGAAATTAATTTACCAACACAAGCTGTTCAAGCACAAATCAAAGCAAAGGTTGACAATATAGACAACACAACTAAAGATATCCAGACTAAAGTCACAACCATGAATAACACACTACCCACAATCGGAAAAAAACTAAGAAGTAGAGTATACACTGTTAATGGAACTTTTGTTGTACCCGCAGGTGTTACCGAGGTTTATTTGACTGGTGGTGGTGGCGGAGGTGGAGCTGGTGGTCCTTCGTCATCTTACGGTTCAGGAACATCAGGAGGTGTGACGTCTTTTGGGACTCTAAAAAGTATGTCAGGCGGGCGTGGAGGTGATGTTGCAGGCTCTAACCCGAATCAAGGCGGTGGTGCTGGAGGTCCAGGAGGGGGTGTGGGCGGCGGAGGTAGTAACATTACGGTAGCTATGATATCTGGAGATGGAGGTAATTCAGGACCATACACTGGTGGTAAAGGGTCATGTTACGAAAGTTCTAATACTCCAGGTATGTATTGTTCTGGAGGCGGAGCACCTAGAGCAGGTGATGTTAGATATGCCCCTGCAGGTGGTGGAGGTGCTGAATTCATCTACGACTTTCCAGTAACGGTGACTCCTGGCGCTACCGTGAATGTGACTATAGGTGGACCTGGTAGATGTCCTTTCGGCGGTAATGGCGATGGCGGTTCAGGAATTCTAACAGTAAAATGGTGGGAGTGATTAAAATGAAACGATTTGCCCAAATATTATATGAACAAGCACATTGGATTTTTGAAGCAGACGAAAAACCGGAGTTTGCGCCTGATATTGTTTTAGTTGATATTACAGGTAGAAACGATATTCAAGAAGGTTGGGATTATAATCGAGAAACAGGTGAGTTTACGGCTCCTATCGTTCCTGAGCCAACACCAATCGAACCACAGCCGACAGTTGAAGAAATGCAGGCGCAAACATTATTAAACACTGAATACCTAGTATCTCGTAGTGAGCTAGGATTGGGAGGAAACTAAAATGACAGTATTTGAATTATGTATGTTTTTGATTAAGCGTAAACGTTATGAGCAGGCTACTATGCAGAATAAAGTGAATGTTTTTTATGCTAATAACCAATTGAAAGATGATGAATACACACAGCTATTAACAGAAATTGACACACAGCAAACGCAAGCATAAGCTTAGCGTTATTTTTTATGCCTTCCACAGATAATTGTGGAGGGCTTTTATTATATGAAAAGGAAGGTGTCAGATGAAAACAGACACACTATATACATCAATCGTAGGCGGCTCCATGGCATGGGTCGCTTATTTTGTTGGCGGCGTTGACCACTTAATCAAAGCGTTAGTTATATTCATGACAATCGACTATGCATTAGGGTTTATGGTGAGCTTAGTCTTCAAGAAAACTGAAAGCAAAAAGATGTTTAAAGGCTTAATCAAAAAGACAGCAATGGTACTGATGGTCATTGCTGCGGTGCAATTAGACTTAGCAACTGAAAGTGGGAACTTCATGCGTAATGCCATGATTCTTTTCTTAATCGGTATGGAAGGTATCAGTATGATTGAGAATCTTGGCAAGTTAGGAATCAAGGTGCCTAAGTTTTTATCTAACGCTTTTACACAACTTCAAATTGACAATGATGAAAAAAAGGATGATGGAAAATGACAAGCGTTACAACTACATGCCGAGACTTATCCGAGCTTTTACCTGGTGCACAAACAGCATGTCGGTTGCTTTTTCAAGAGTGCTACAAGGCTGGCATTAAGAACATCTTCATCACTGAAACATATCGCTCACAAGCACGGCAAAAGTACCTGTATGCACAAGGACGAACGCGTCCAGGACAAGTTGTAACTTGGACACTAAACAGTAACCATAAATCACGTCTAGCATGGGATATTGCGGTTTGTCCTCCACAATCATTGTATGATGTCACTACATTAAGTCGAGTAGGAGCCATTGCGAAAAAGCTAGGTATTGAATGGGGCGGAACATGGACAAAAGCAATCGACCGTCCACACTTTGAAGTAAAAGCTAATTGGAAGATGCCTAAAGGCTATAAGTTAGAAGGACAAGTAATTGTACCAAGTAACAGCAAATTGAAAGTCCAATTAATTGTGGAAGACAAGAAGGAGGAAATTACAGTGGCAAATACAAATTGGAATCCGGGTTCACCGGCTATGAAAACTGAAACAGAAAACTTCATTGCACAGGCTGTGAAGGATGGTATTATTCAGGAATCACACTTGAAGGATTTACAAAGTGGTACAATGACAACGGATCGTTTGGTTGGTTTATACATTACAATCCAGCAACGACGAAACAAGTAGTATTGTTCAGTGTTTGTTCAGAACACTGTAATAATCTATTAATGTCATTGTAAACAAACGAAAGAACACGCATATACCAATGACGAAGCCCAGGTACTCAATTAATTTTGAGCCTGGGCTTTTTTGTTTATTCACCTTGTAATTCTTTCTCACGCTCTGCAATCCATTGTTTCACTTCGTTTAAATCATTTAAATCACAATACTTATTAATGTAAGATTTAGCGCTACTTTTAGCTGATTGCTTACGTGTCTTTTCACGATTCTTTTCACGATATGCTTGGGTAGCCTTTTTTTGGGCTTCAGATGTTTTTTGTTCAGTCATATTATCACGTCCTTTTATTTTTGAAGTAAATCACGATGTTGAAAATTGCAAGTATTGCGCAAAGCGAATAGATGACAATCATGAAGTAATCAAAGAATTTTGGTTCACTCCAATTTACCATGTCAGTTAAGATGTAAAGAGCAAATGCGAAAGCAACAATATAACCAATGTTTTTCATAGTCAAGTGAATATGATAAGATAAGGTGGAAGGAGGGGCTAACCTCCTTCGGGATATTACTTGCGACGTTTCTTCTTTGCGGGAGGGCGTCGCTTTTTCTTTTGCTTATTTTTCATATCGTGTATATTCTTTAATCCACCTGTTAGCTGATTGAAGAATGTTGCGATACCTACTAGATAAGCTATTACCTTATCATAATCCACTTTGTTCACCTCCTTTCTTATATATTTATTATATACCACGGTATATATAATTGCAATAGTTTTTTATGAATTTATTTACTATTTTTGAAATAAATTGTTTTTGAAACAAATAAAAAAGCCACTCGATTGAGTGACTATTTTAATTTAGCTTGCAATATTACAGAATCGTTTTCAATGCTACTATGGTATGTGTATGTAACATTATTAAGAGTATAGGCTTTAGTGTGGTCAACTAATTTTCCGTTATTTTTAAAGCCAAGTTCTTCTAAAATAGCAGATTGTTGTGGAACACTTAAAGTCTTATCTACACTTTGTAATAATCCTTTAAACGCTATTTCCACTTCTTTATTTTGTGTTGCAAGTGCATTTGATGTAACGGCTACTCTAATTACTTCAATACTATCTTCTTTATTCACATCTATAAAGACAATAATATCACTTGTTAATTCAATACTATATCTATTAGCTTCGATTAATTCTTTATCTTTCATATTGATAATAGAATTGCCCTTAATATTGTTAATGATTTGTTTTAGTGTAGATACGTATTCATCAACAGCGCCCGTTGAAGATTTATACATTAAATTCGCTGTGTTTTCAGCAATTCTTTCTTTTTCTTCTTTTGTTAATTCTTTTCTTTTCGTTATTAATCCATCTTCCATAATAACGTCTAATTTTCCATCATTGAATAGAAGTTCCGCAGAAGATTCTTTTTCTACTCCATTTTCTCCTTCAAATCTTAAAGTCACTAACAAATCATTAAATTGATTTTCCTCTTCAACTTTAGCTTCGCCACCTACAATTTCTTTTACCTCATCAGGACTCATTCCGTTTTCTAACTTTTTAAACTCATCTGGAGTAATAGTAGCTGTTTTTTCTTCACTACCACATGCAGTAAGCAAAAGTGCTGATATAGCACCAATATAAATTAACTTCTTCATTTATAAAACCTCCCTTTATATTTCCATTTTAGGAAACTTGGAGATGAAAGTACATAAAAAAACAGACAACCATAATTAGTTATCTGCTTAAAATAATTTTTTAATAGCACTTTTTAAAGATGGTTTACGTTTTTTCTTAATCAATGGCTTTGGCTTTTTAATCTTAATAGGTTTAATTCCAGTTGCTTCGTATACTGCCTTTTTAGCTTGTTTCTTTAATTGTCGCTTCTTTTTGCTAATCAACTTTTTAAACAT